AAGTTGTGCAGCAGCAGGGAATACAGTACGAGCCATTAGTTGTGGGTACTCAATTTCATATGCACGGCTTTTTACAGCTTCTAATTCGTGCTCAAAAAATACGCCAGCATCAGCGTCGATATTCTTGTAAGTCATTTTTACTTCCTTATTAATTAGTGTGTTTATACTCTGAACATTTCGATGATACCAAGACCATTTGCATCAGCAACTCTGTGAACGATACACTTGATGTTTCCACCTAATGTGTCAGTATCAGTTGTAGAGAACTTTCCGTTTGCAACAACAGGGTAAACTTGTTCACCAACAGCAGCAGCAGAAGCAAGAGCAACAACTACACGGCCAGTTTTCATGATTGCTAGAGGAGCTTTGTCTTTGAATCCAGCTACAGCTTCAGCGATTGTATCTTCAGCACCATCAAGAGCGTTAGAAGTACGAGTAACAACTGCATAAGCATCTTGCTCAGCACCGTCTACAAGAACAGCGACACCTTGGAAGCCAGTAGCAGCTACTTGAACTTGCTCAGCTAGGTAGTTTTCAGAGATAGAAACTAACTCAACTGGAGAACCGAAAGGTACTACACCTTGTGCTACACCAGAATCAATAAGGTGAGGTTGGAAAGGCTCGATGTGTTGGCCTTTGTAAAACGCATCCATTTTTTCGTTATATTCTAATTGCATTACTTAACTTCCTTCCATTTATTTTGGGCTTTTTCCCATGCTACTGTTGCAGCGTCTTTAACAACTTTAACTGTGTTTGAGTCTAGAGCTTGGCTTAAGTTAGCTTCGCTTTTAGGCTCTTTGTAAGAGTCCATTACAAAATCAAAGCGTGCATTGATGTACTCTTCAGACTTGCCTTCTAGGTCAGCGTCTTTCTGAACAGCTTTAATCGCAGCTTCTTTAATTTCTGAACTCTCCATTGTAAGAAGGTCAGTATCTTTCAATACTTTCTTAGCCTTCTCAATCACTTCGATTCTACTCTTAACAGCACTGTCGAAATTAGCATTAAGTTCTTCAGACTTTGCGTCGAAGTTCTTAGTAGCTTCTTCTAATTCAGCCTTAACCGAATCTAGTTCTGCTTTGGTAGAATCAACTAGCTTAGTAAGCTCTGATTTCTCTTCATTAGACTTTTCTAGCTCAACTTTGTGGCCATCAAGTAAAACGAAAACTTCCTCAGAAACTTCAAGCTCTTTGTCGTTTGCGACAAAAACTTTAGTCATTGATTCATTCTCCAAAAATTGAAAAGTTTTATCAAAAGATAAGCCGTCGCAATTGACTAACTCATCATTATGAATGTCTGCACCATCAAGCATCACTCTGCACTTCGCACCAGCGCGCGCACGGTCTACTAGCGACAAGTGGTTGTACTTGATATTTCGTTGGATGTAGTCGTATGCTAGGCCGTTGTAGGTTGCACCGTCCTCCGCTTTCTCCAGCTCGCATGTGTAGCCAAGAGATAGTTCTTTCTTTCGTCCCGATTGGATTAGGTCTATTGCCTCCCCATCCGTAAACGTAACTAGCTGCTTTACGTACTTTTCAGAGTCGCCATCCATTTCTACTCGCTTAGGACGATCTGAAGTCATACCGACTACAAGATTAGGAGTGGATTCTACTGTTACGAAGTCTTCAGGATGATCATTCGTTACTGGTAGCCCCATTTGCGTTGCCATAGTTTCGGGAGAGAAAATTTCTTCTTCAAGTCGAAGTTGCCTAATGGTTTCCAGTCTTCCGTCTGGCCCCATTTGTCGATAAGTAAAGATTCCCGTTCGTGTAAGAAGCGACTCTACAGAAAGGTATCCATTATCGTGCATTTCGGTCGTAGGAGTTGAATCGAAATTAATATAATCTATATTTTTCATTCATTGTTCCATTTGTAAAAGTGTTAATGCCATATTATAGCACTATATGGCATTACGCAACATTATCAGTTAAGTACGCTCACTTGGAACTGTAGATTCCCCACTTGCAGTACCGCCAGTCTTAGAAGGCTCAATACCTAAGTTCGACTTCGTGCCTGAAAATGCGGATGTAGTAGTCTCAAGTCTTTTTCTTTCCCTGGAGTGATCTATGATCGTATCAAAAGAAAAATCGGAACCACCTAACCTGTTTTCTGCTATCTCATCAGGGTCAACTACGCCGCCTTCAAGATAAATTCTATCAATGTCTGCTTGCAACTTTCTAGTCTCAATTTTTTCTTTTAGAGATTGCTTTAAAAGTGTAGCAAACTTAAAAGTGAAACCCTTTGGTCGCTTAGGAATTGTAACATCTTTTTGTGCAAAAATTAATTTTATTACATAATCAATTGGATGCTTGATAAGCATTTCTTGATGCTCACCGACAATGTCATAGTAATCTCTAAATTCTGATGCTCCAGATTGCGCTCCAAGTGATGCTGAAGGCGATGTACCCATAAGTAAAGTCTTTGGATAACCAGAAGCACCAACAACGTGATCTTCTGCTTTGTTTATGATGTCTTTTACGCCACCAAGTGAGTTAGGTGGGAAGATAAAGTCATCTTGCACATCAAGCGCAACCGCACGCATTGAAGAACGCTGTCTTTGTACCTGGCGAAGTCGTGATTGAACAAGGCCTGCATCGTCCTCGGCTAAGGCTTCTGCTAAACCCTCCATCTTAAATACAGGGGCGTTGGATTCAAGAACTAGGTTAGGAATGTTAGCGATTGCTGCACCGTAACCTTTTATGGATGCTGCACACTTAGAAAGTACGGAATCATTTTTGTAATTATTTGATTCAAGCATTTCTTTAGGTAGAAACTCGCCAGCAATACGGATAATTCGGCTGTGGTGGATTTTTATAATCTGCCCTTCGTTACCACTAACTGTAAATAGCAGAGGCTTACCATAATTCAGGCTTGAAAGATCTTTATCCATATCTTCTGAGCTAATGGACACATCTTGAGTGGAAAGTATCTGGATAGCATTAATTTTTCTTATGCCTTCCATGTCTACGGGCGTAGAAATCTCTAAAGAGTCATCTATCGAAACATATAGAAATGAATCTCCCCATAATCTACCGCAACGCCAACCTTCACGAAGTTTATTCTTAAATCCAAGGCGATCAAACTCTTCTTCTAGCTTCATCACGATTTTATTGAATTTCTTGTCTGCGCCCCTAGCTTCGGAAGGCATATTGTAGAGAATCCATTCTCTCATACCGTCCATTGGGATAAGGTCGACGATCTTCTTTGCGATTGCGTCTCCCCCATAAAGTCTTGCAGTTTCCGCGTAACCTAGAGGCCTCCATTTAACTGTAGTTGAGGCAGCCTTGTCAGTACCAGCCATACCAAGGCCAGTCATAGCGTTTTCGTAGTTATCAATCTGTTTTCTACTAAGTGATTTCATAGTTTTTCCTTTTGTCATACTTGTCATACATTTGTTGTAAAATTACCACGCACGAGACATGGCTTCTAAGTGTCGTTTACCTTTTAATCCTGAGAACCTATCGAGAATCATAGAAAAACAATCCACAATATCGTCGTTTGGAGCAGAAGGGAACGCCGTGAGCTCTTCCACAATGTCTTTTGTGTGTACAGACATATCAGGAAGATAAACATTCCCAGCCTCAAAGAACGGAGCGACCGCAACCAGTCTTTCATCTTTTGATGTGTTGGGTAGTACAGGAATCATCCCAGAAACCTGTTTTTTAAGTAACTCCAAAATAGCCGAGCCGTTCGCTTTTTCTTCCACGAGAATTTGACGACACCTAGGCCACCTTTCAGACATTTGCTTAATAGCTTTCATTGTATCGCCGATACCTACACGCTTTCTATAGAAATCTAGAAGGTAGAACTGGGATTCGTAACGAGCAAAAGTCGCACCCACAACATAAGATCCATCCGTGGTCTTTTTAAATGTTAAATCCCATCCTTGGATTAACTGTGAGCTGCGAAGCTTAGAAGGCTCAAATGGTAGCTGAGTATAGTACTGTATCCAGTCCTCTTTTACGATGTTACCCCCAGCAATTCTAGGCTTGCCCTGATAAAGCGCTGCCCAAACGTAATCCCCCACTGCTGCCTTGATCTTCATTAGCTCTTTGTAGTTACCTTTTTCAGATGGCCATAAAGGTTCATCATCTTTGATGCGAGGGTCATAGGGATTAGGGTAATCTGTGTCAGGACCAAGTTCAGGGAAGGAAAGAACCTCCCACTCCCCATCTTGATTGTTGTCGATTAGCCAGCCAGCCAAGTCATCCGAGTGCCAACGTGTGTGAGTTACGATTACATGGGACGTACCGTGAATACGAGTTGATACGACCGACTGGAACCACTCTTTTATTGATTGTCGTTTAACTTCTGAGAAAGCTTCAGCCAAATCCTTCGTAGGGTCATCAATAATGAAAAGGCCTGGGTCTGCACTCTTACCAATCGAGCCTGCTGACTTACCAGTAGTAGTACCCCCAACACCAACGGAATATAAATGACCACCTTTTCCAGTTTCAAGATCGTTGCCTCTTAATGTTAGATTTTTGTTTTCGTGACCTGTCTCTAATTCTGGGAACACTTCTTTGTGCGATATGGATGATGCTGTGTGTTGTGCATCTCGGTTAAAGGAGTTTGATAGTTCGGCAGAATAAGATGACATGATTATTTTAGCACTGGGGAAATTACCAAGCCACCATAAACCAAACTTACGCGAAACTATTTCTGACTTTCCACGCTGAGGGCCAATTGTGATGATAATTTTCTTGGATTTTTCGTCTTTTAAGCGACTAAGACGGTCGCATAATGCCTTGTGATGCCATGAAACTACATAGTCATCCTTAACATATTCTATGTAAGAGAGCAGATCGGTCGGTGCTTTAGATAAAAGTACCTTCCGTTTCTGCCTTCTTTGATGCTCTTCAAGTATCTCTTTGGCTCTTTTTTTGTCCATAAAATCTCTTTTTTCGGTCTAAAAAGCGTAAAAATTCTAAAATTAATAGTATTATTACATAAAGTAAGCCGAAAGTGGAGACTAAGAAGTTAAACAGTAATATATTTGTCCATGAGAACATATCTAGGCGGCAATCGCTATCAATCATCTCTTCATTGAGGTGATAAATGCCAAGAGATGC